TATAATCGACGTTCCTGCTTTAGCGTACCCACCTATTATATGTATAAGTCCAAGGCCGTAGAAGCCAAATCCGGGCACGTAAGAGTAATGTACAAAATGCTGACGCTTCATTTCTAACTCGTCATCTTCTTCATAATTACGTCTAATAGATAGCAATTCACCTGTGCCACGTTCTATAGTAACTACATAAGGTTTAGCTAGATCATCTTCATCATCAATACCTTCAATAACAAGATGCGCATGGATCTCAAACAATGTATATCTATCATCGTCAGTTAGAGAGTACCCACCTTCTTCAGCTTTACGTTCTGCAATATCTGTATGGTATGGAGTAGGATCATCCATATCTACTTCCGCGTAGAACCCATTAGCTTGTAGCCTACGTAACTCATTTTTAGTTTTGCGCATTACATGAGTAACACGTTCTGCTGACTCTATATTAGACGCTCCGTAAGGCACGATAACGTCTTCTGCAGGCACAAACAATGCACACTGCCTACCCATTGTAGGGTCAAAATAAACCTTCTTAAACGCCGATCCTGCAAGTCCTAGACTATATAGTAGGCGTTCGTGTTCAGGGCGATACTCAACCATGTTATCTGTAAGTTGGTAATTCATGTCTACACGCACACGTTCACCAGCTTCTTCTTTCTCAGGAGTCTCACTACCTAGAATTTTTATCTTAACTGGCCCAGCCGCAGGAAAAGTTTCTGACATAGCTTCTGCTTGGAATCTAATAGCTGCTTCTGCTAATACAGTAGAATGTACACCACAGGCACCTTCCCACGGAGTTGTGCGCTCTTCTGACTTAAATCCAAGGATGTCGAGTCCTTTTACGTAAGTTTCAGCCCACTCTTTACGACTTTCAGTATCTGCTTCAACAAGCCCAATAAGCTCATCTGCTAGGATTCGCTGTTCTTTCTCGTCTAGCATCTCTACTAAATTTGAATCAAACTCCGACATGTCTTCTTCGTCACCCGGAATAAGGGTAATCTCTACGTCACCATTATCTAACGTAACCATCTCAGGATCTACGATCTCAATCTCTAGACCTTCTTCACCCTGTAAGTCTTCACCTTCGGGTGCCATAGATTGTAAACTTTTCTCAATAGCCATTTTTAACCTCTAATAATATCCGACACTTCTTCTGGAGAAGTATTTAGTTTCTTCTGGCTCATCTGAAGGTAGTCTTATAAATCCGCCCTGCCTAAACCGCATAAGCGCCATAACCGTAGAATCAACCAAATCATCGTTACTCATAAATGGGAACCCAGCAATCTCTTCAACAACTTCCTCAGCCCATCGAGTTTGGGGTACCCACACCAACTCAGAAGCTATAATATCAGATACAGAGTTCAAACGGGCTAATTTATCACCAGACCCTCTATGAGGAGTATATTCTTGTATAATAAGCCCCATACGACGCATTTCTTGGTATAACGCAACACCCGAACTCTTCTTCTCTACAATAAACGCATCTGGATCCCACATCGTATACTGTTCCATAGCCAACTCTTTTAACTCTGGAAACTCATATCTATCCTTAATACTGTTTAATAGTATAATGTTATGCGCATTTGTCTCCTCATTGAAGAATACACCCCAAGTCGTTAGCGCAGTATAATCAGCCCTATTATGTTTTTCTGCCGCAGAATCCAGTGACATAATAATATACTCACATGGAGGGGGATTTTCCTTCTCCCATATCTGCCACCACTCTCTTTTTACAATAGCCGCTTCTTCTGCTGTTGGCTGTTGCTGATACTGTGCATTCCACTGGAATAACGGCATAGACGCTTTTGTACGTTCTAAAGCCGCCATATCAAAAAACTCAGGCCATAAAGGCTTTTCTACAAGCTCTCCACTACTTTTATCTTCTATTTCAACAATAGCTGGGAACTCTACAACATCATACTGATCAGATTTCTCATTCTGACTCATATCCTTGACTACACGACCTGTCAAATCATCCATATGCCATCTAGTTTGTATAATAGCTACACTACCACCCGGCATCAATCGTGTACGAGCACCAAACGTAAACCACTCATATGCCTTCTCAAACACACTAAAGTTACCATTAATTACGTCTTGCTCCGAATGAGGGTCATCTACCAACAATAAGTGCGCACCACGACCCGCTAACGCCGATCCAACACCACATGCGTAGTATTCACCCCCTACACTAGTGTTCCAACGGCCCGCAGACTTAGAATCCGTAGCTAACTTTACAGTAGGAAATATAGCCTTATAATCGGCTAAACCAAGTAAATTACGTACTTTTCGACCAAAATCTACCGCTAAATCAGTCGTATGCGACACCATCATCACTTTTTTGTCTGGATTTCGCCCTAAATACCACGCTGGAAAGAAAATAGACACTAATTGAGACTTACCATGCCTTGGGGGGATGTTTACACATGCCCGATCTTTAGTTCCTCGCTCAATATCCATCAACATATCAGCCAAAATACGGTGATGTTTGCCTACAATAAAGTCAGGCATCATTCTCCTGCAAAATTCTATCAAATCATCGTACGCAACCTTGTTTTCACGCCTCGAATCAAGCTCATCTACCATTTTTTCAATCTCAGTGACCTCTGCCTCACTAAAATTGTCCAAGTTGTCCAACATGTGCTGGACTTCCTCGGGAGAGAACTCACTCATCTACCGTCTCCGCGTCGATTACGACTGCGTCGCCATCAACTTCAGGCGGGTTTATGAGCTTTTCTAGCTTTTTACGTAGATTTTTCTTCAAATCATCTGTTGATTGATGCGTAACAGTAACTTCTGACTTCTCAGCGAACAGCCCTACATCAGATATCTTACCCAATAACTCTAAAGCACGTAACCTTACCTTAGCATCATCGTTTTCTGTCTCTAAAATTAACTTGTTTGTTATTAAATGGCGTACTGAGGTAGCAGATTCGACCACAGAGCGACCAAATTCACTTAAAATGTTGTTTGTAAGCACTAAAGATGCCGGTGTCAGCTCTGCAACACGCGCCTTAGTAGCTTTTTTAGACGTTTTATCAGGATCTTCTGCGTATGACATAGTCAACATACTAGCAACAGCCTCATCTTCAGCCGTCGGAGTCAAATCTAAGCCTTCCTTCTCTAATTCCTTTGCCGTTACCGTAGCAGCACGCGCACGCACAGATAAATCCACCGCAGGATCATCGTCATACACCGGAACGCCAACCTCTGGCTCTAGTTTAATCGTCATATTATGTTCGCAGGTTATTAACCGTAGATGTATATATACCAAAAAGTAATACAGAGTGCAAGGTCATTACCAAAAATCATACCAAATATAATTAATATACATGTGTTGGTATGACTTAGAAAGTGTATAATTCCGCCTTCCCTAACTTACTACTTACTGGAGAACTCTCTTGGCCGAACTAATGTTCCTATCATCCGCATGCGTCGTTGTATCTATTGGACTTGTTTGCATCTTTTTTGAAGATGATCTTCCCTTTTAAAGGAACGCAACATACTAACACCATCCAACTCGTCTTCTTGTGTAAAGTCAGGGGGTAATAAGCGATATTGAGTCTTACCCTCTAACTCTGCCGTAGGCACTATAAGCAACCTCTCCATATCCAAAGCAATAAACATATAAAAATCTGCAGTGTGCTCTGATCTTAGGTTATAAGAATAACCAGATATACCCCTACGTTTATTATGTTGGTTGAAATGGCATAGGTTTGCAGACTTGACTTGCACTGTGAATAACGATTTGTCTAACGATTGGCACCACAAGTCTATGCCGGAACGGTCTACATGGTGGCACTCAATACCATACTTCTCTAACTTATATACCGCAAAGAACTCACCTACCCTACCTATGTGACTCGCGTTACCTTCCACTAAAAGCTGACCCATACGTAATCTACTCATATTTGGATGAAACGCAAAAGTAACACACAAAATTTTTTTTGCCTAGCCTTTTTTAAACAAGGTGGGGGGGTTTCAGAAAAATACGATTTATTTGAGTAAATTGGTAATACAATGCAGTAGGAGTCCCAAAATGGTAAAAAGGGGGTGTACCCCCACCATTCCTACCACGTGGTAGGACTATTGTCTATCACTATATATCAAAGTATATAAATGCCTGTCAAAACACTGGACTATCTGTCATAACCTGTTAATATGTGAACCATACCAACAACGGTATGCAGTACGCGACTGTATCGCGCATTTATTACAAGGTAATATATTATGACAAACTTCACATACAACAAAACAGCACGCGAAAATGTAAACCAATATGTAGCATTAACAGATCAACGCACCGCTAAGGTAGTAGCGTTATATGACGCGGGAATGCGTAAAGGTCACACTATAACCCCTGCTAATAAAGAGGGACTATCACTCACCAACGCCACCGATTGGGCTAAGCTACATAGCGATATACTAGCCACACAATCTGAAGCCGATCAAGCTATGGCTAAGATGCCTAACAAATCAATGGCGGAAAAGGGAACCGCTAAAGGTGATAAACAACGCGCCGACAAAAAGAGAGTTAATAATCGCGTTAGCAAATACGTCACTGATCTAGGTGCTAAGCTAGCAGGGTTAGAAAAGAATGACAAGGCAGGGTTGGCGCTATTGACTAAGGACGGCACAGTAAAGCGCGCACCCCAAACCGCTAAGCCTAAGAGTATTAAGGATATACGCTCGGCACATACCAAGCTAGCTAATGCGTGCGGTGACGTTACAGATCACCCCAACATATTGGAATACACTATCCGATTAGCCCACGCATTGGAAGCAATTCAAGGCGGTGCAAAATGAATGAACAATTAGAGTTTGATTTTAGCTAAACAATCTAGCCCACTTCGGTGGGCTTTTTTTCGCCCTAAAAAAATTTCATTTTTTTGATACCA